ATTAATTTATTTAGATTGTAAAGGAAGATTTACACGAAACGATTTTATCAACGGAGTTTACACGTACTCGTGGGATAAAGCAAGATGGGAGAGGCTTAGAAAAGCAGGTTGGATAGAAACTTGGAGACACCGTAATAGAACTACTATTATGTACTCTGTGTTTAAAACCTCTTTTAAATGCTCTCAAATGATAAGTAGAATATACAGAATACTTTTAGGTGAAGAAGATTTACCAACATCTGATCGTAGTATATTTTTTAATAATAAATCATATACAGATAAAGTTTATAACAAAGCTATAGATGATATGATAAAAGATAAAGATAGATAATGGGATTTAAATTAGGAACAGTAAAAAAACCATACGCTGTTAACGGAAACGTTAAAGTTAAACTACGTTTTGGTAAAGAGGCTGGTAGTGAAGCATCTGTACCTGGTACACCTGTTATAAGAAAACCTTTAGCAGAAGGAATACTTGGTGAAGCTAATATGGACGGTAGTATATATGTTAGTGATAAAATAAAGCCAGGTAGTTTTGAAGAAAGACAAGTTATAAATCACGAAATGAAACACTCTACTGATATGAAAATAGGTAGATTAGCATACACAGATGACTATGTATTATATAACGGTGATATGTTTTTAAGAAAAAACGTAGACGGTGTTGATTCTATATTAGTAGACGGTAAATGGAAGCCTGCAGGTGACCATGATTTTCCTTGGGAAAAAGAAGCAAATATTAGTAATGGACATGAACATATTTAAAGATAACAACGACTGGAACGAAAAATCTATAGTAGGATTTATTGCATTTGCAATAATGTGTGTAATAATGATAATGGATCTTGCCACTGGTTATACTGGTAAAGATCTAGTAATTAATGAGTTTGTATACGACTCTTTTGTATTTGTTGTGCTAGGTTGCTTTGGCATAAGCGGATTAGAGAAGTTTGCAAAAAAATAAAATTAAATGAGTATAATAGGAAAAATATTCTCTTCTGGTGCTGGAGACTTAGTAAAGAACGTAGGTGGAGTTATAGATAATTTAACTACATCAAAAGAAGAAAAGCTAGAAGCAGAGAGAAAAGTAAAAGAATTAATAGCTAACTATGAGATTGAAATGGAAAAGAACATTACATCTCGTTGGGAAGCAGATTTAAAATCAGATTCATGGCTTAGTAAAAATGTTAGGCCTATGACTTTAATATTTTTAATAGTATGCACCATGCTATTAATCTTTATAGATGCTGGTGCATTAAAATTTGAAGTTAAATCATCATGGGTTGATTTACTTCAATTAGTATTAATAACAGTGATCGGCGCTTATTTTGGCGGACGCTCATTTGAAAAAGTAAAAAAATAAAATTATGGATAATTTACGTACAGTAATAGTAAAACCAACAATAGCAGCGGCAACGCAACACGCAGGTAATGCCGCTGATACTCACGTTCTTTTTGACTGGACTGAAATAAAAGGTTTAGAAAGAGCAAATAAAATAAACGGTATAACAACTACGGTAAGAGGAACTGATGGGGCTGATCAAGCGGCTAAAGGTATAGATTTACTTTTTGCAGTTTCAGATAAGGATGGTACTGCACCTACAACTTTAGGTGATTTATTTGCTGCGGTAGACACGCCTGGTTGGCAAAACAATTTAATAGGTTTTGCTCAAGTTGCAGAGGGCGACTATTCAGATGGTGATTTAATATATATGACGATAGCCTCAACGTCTCTTGAGGGAAAAGAAGTAATATTATCTAATCCAGATAGAGCTAAAATATATGTAGCTGGTATAGCTAAAGGTGCTTTTGCTTTTAGCACAGGTGTAGTAACAAGTCAAGCTGTAGATGTATCTGGACTATCAGCAGCACAACTTGTAAATGCTGATATAGAGGGAACTGATCCAAGATTAGTTTTCGCACCAGGTGATATTGTTCACGCTGAAGATGGTGTTATACTAGGTGAAATCGAAAGTATGGCAGATGCTAATACTATAGTATTCAAAGCTGATGGGTCTCCAACGGCTAGTAATACAGATTATGTGGTTCCAGCAGATCTTGCTGCTTGGAAAATTCAAAATGGAGCAGGTGCGGCTGGTGATTTAGCTAGTGGGGATGAGCTTTACAATATACATCCGATCGCTTTTCATTTTCACGTAGGATAAATAAACAAATTAAAATTAACTTAAATTAAATAATTATGGCAAAAACAAAAAAAGAAGAAGTAATTGACTTAAAACCTGAAAAAATTACAGATGAACAACTAAAAGAAATACAAGGCGTAATTGATAGTATTAATAGAGCTCAATTAGATATGGGTATATTAGAAACTAAAAAACATCATTTATTACACGTAATAGCTGGTCATCAAGATACTTTATCTAAAAAACAAACAGAGTTTGAAAAAGAATACGGTACTGCTGATATTAATATTCAAGACGGTACTATAAATTATATAAAAGAAAATGGCGAAGTTAATAAGAAAGATTAGTGTAGGTAAAGACTATAAAAACGACGCTATGCATTACGCTGTTGGTCAAGAGGTTTATGGAGGACACACTATTTGTGATATATTAGAAGAAGATGATAAATATTCTATATATATAAAAAAAAACAAAGACGTATTACCTTGGAAAGACTTTAATAAAAACATGGCTGTATCTGTAGAGTATAATTTAGAATACTAATGAAAAGCGTTCACAATTTTATTGTAACGCCTAAAGGAGAAAGATATAACAATACTAAAAAAGTTGGTGATTCAGAGTTGATACTTAACACTGAAATATTTAATCATCAATACGTAAATAGAGAAGCAACTGTAATATCTACACCTATAGCGGGAAATACAGATATAAAAGCTGGAGATACTGTTATTGTACATCATAATGTTTTTAGAAGGTGGCATAATCAATACGGTGTAGAGAAAAATAGTAGAAGTTATTTTGATGAAAACACTTATATAGTTAATTATGATCAAATTTTTTTATATAAAAACAAAGATCAGTGGTTATGTCCAAAAGGCTATTGTTTTGTAAAACCATTAAAAGCTATAAACAAGTTTAATATTGAACAAGAAAAACCTTTACAAGGTGTTATTCAATATTCTGACGGTACAGTAGAAATTGGTGATCTTGTTGGGTTTACACCAAGCAGTGAATACGAGTTTATAGTAGACAACCAAAAACTATACAGAGTTTTATCTAAATTTATTACAATTAAATATGAATATCAAGGAAACGAAGAAACTTATAATCCAAGCTGGGCACAAAGCAGTTGAAGAACTAATCAACGTTGCTAAAGAAAAGATTATTACTAATACAGAAGATGACGTTTCTGCTGATAGATTAAAAAATGCTGCAGCTACTAAAAAACTAGCTATATTTGATGCGTTTGAAATACTTAATAGAATACAAGAAGAAGAAAATATTTTAAAAGGTAAAAACGTTGAAGATAAGAAAGAAAGAGTTTTTAAAGGTTTTGCAGAAGGAAGATCAAAATGAATTACAAGCAATCATTAGTAAAAACAATAAAGCCTGTAAAAATAAATACTATTAAAAGGCTTAATAAAACTAAAAAGTGGAAATATGGATATAATAAAGAAAACGATATTATCGTTATATCAAAAACTGGTCAAATTGGTGAAATACTTGAGATCCAAGGTCTGCGCGTTGCTTTGCCAATGTTGCCAGTGCAAGTGCACACCAATGGAAAAAACAAGTGGCAAAAAATAGAATACCCAAAAGAATTAAATAGATTAAAAAATATATTTGATTGGAGATCATACCCTGAAGAGTCGAAAGAAAGGTGGTATGATTATATAGACGAAGAATTTAAAAGAAGAGATGAAGGGTTTTGGTTTATGAATAAAGATAAACCAACCTATATAACAGGTACACACTATATGTACTTACAATGGAGTAAAATAGATGTAGGCGCACCTGATTTTAGAGAAGCTAACAGATTATTTTATATATTCTGGGAAGCTTGTAAAGCTGATAGAAGATGTTATGGGATGTGTTATCTTAAAAATAGACGTAGTGGTTTTTCTTTTATGTCTAGCGCAGAAACAGTTAACTTAGCTACTTTAGCTAGCGATGCTAGATATGGTATACTTTCTAAAACAGGTAGTGATGCTAAAAAAATGTTTACAGATAAAGTAGTACCTATTAGTATAAACTACCCTTTCTTTTTTAAACCTATTCAAGATGGTATGGATAGGCCTAAAACAGAGTTAGCCTATAGAGTGCCAGCAAGTAAGTTTACAAGAAAAAAGATAACAGCAAATGAAAAAGTAGAAGAGCTAGAAGGTTTAGACACTACTATTGATTGGAAAAACACAGGTGATAATAGTTATGATGGTGAAAAGCTAAACTTACTAGTACATGATGAAAGTGGTAAATGGGAAAGACCAGATAATATATTAAATAATTGGCGAGTTACAAAAACATGTTTAAGATTAGGTAGTAGGATTATAGGCAAGTGCATGATGGGCTCGACTTCAAACGCATTAGATAAAGGTGGAGAAAATTTTAAAAAACTATACAGCTCATCAGATGTCACTAAAAGAAATAGAAATGGTCAGACAAAATCTGGTTTATATTCTTTGTTTATCCCAATGGAATGGAACTATGAAGGATTTATTGACGAGTACGGACTTCCTGTCTTTGATACTCCTAACTCAGACGTCTTTGCCTCAGATGGAGAATTAATAGATATAGGAGTTATAGATCACTGGCAAAACGAAGCTGATGGTCTAAAAGGAGATCAAGACGCTTTAAACGAGTTTTATAGACAATTTCCAAGAACTGAAGAACATGCGTTTAGAGATGAAACAAAAAATAGTATATTTAACTTAGTAAAAATATACGAACAAATAGATTACAACGAAGAAATGACAAGAACTCTTGGGATTACAACTGGTAATTTTCAATGGGTTAATGGTGTTAAAGACTCACAAGTAATTTTTTATCCAGATGCTAAAGGTAGATTTAAATTAAGCTGGGTACCAAAACAAGAATTACAAAACAGAGTTATAATAAAAAACGGTATAAAATATCCTGGTAACGAGCATATGGGCGCTTTTGGATGTGACTCATATGACATATCAGGAACCGTAGATGGTCAAGGTTCAAAAGGAGCATTACACGGCCTAACTAAATTTAGCATGGAGGACGCTCCTGCAAACAGCTTCTTTTTAGAATACTTATCACGACCACCTACGGCAGAAATATTTTTTGAGGACGTGCTAATGGCTTTAGTATTTTATAGCATGCCAATACTAGCAGAAAACAACAAACCGCGTCTATTATATTACTTAAGGCGTAGAGGTTATAGAGGTTTTAGCATGAATCGTCCTGACAAAGTTTGGAATAAATTATCAACAGCTGAAAAAGAAATAGGTGGAATACCTAATACCAGCGAAGATATAAAACAAGCCCACGCTGCCGCAATTGAAATGTATATACAAGATCATGTTGGTATACAAAAAGATGGTAGTTTTGGTAATTTATATTTTAATTCTTTATTAAACGATTGGGCTAAGTTTGATATAAACAAAAGAACAAAATACGATGCTACTATAAGTAGTGGTTTGGCTATTATGGCTTGTAACAGACATTTGTACAGACCTAACGCTAAAATAGAAAAACCTAAGTTAAACATAAATATTTCCAGATATAATAACGCTGGAACTAATTCACAAATAATAAAATAAATATGGGATATTCTAGTAAAAGTTATTTTCCTAGTCAAGCAGTAAGTGATGCTGAAAAACTTAGTTATGAGTATGGTTTAAAAATAGCTAAAGCTATAGAAACCGAATGGTTCAACGACGATAGAAACAGTAATAGATATAGGAATAATTATAATAATTTTCATAATCTAAGGTTATATGCTAGAGGCGAACAATCAATACAAAAATATAAGGATGAATTATCTATAAACGGTGATTTGTCCTATTTAAATTTAGACTGGACACCCGTTCCTATTATACCTAAGTTTGTAGATATATTAGTAAATGGTATGTCTCAAAGAACTTACGATATTAAAGCTTTTTCTCAATCACCAAATGGAGTAGATAAAAGAACAAAGTATATGCAAGATATTATAGACGACATGGAAACAAAAGAGTTTGATACTATAATGTCTGAAGAGTTTAATGTAAATACTAGAAGAAGCACTATAGAAGAACTACCAAGTAATGTAGAAGAACTTGGTATACACATGCAGTTAAATTACAAACAAGCTGTAGAATTAGCAGAAGAACAAGCTATAAACGTTTTAATGCAAGGTAATAATTACGATTTAATACAAAAAAGATTTTATTATGATCTAGCAGTTTTAGGTATTGGATGTGTTAAAACTAACTTTACTACTTCAGAAGGTGTAACTATAAATTATGTAGATCCTGCTGATTTAGTTTATTCTTATACTGACTCACCTTATTTTGAAGATATATATTACGTTGGTGAAGTTAAATCTATTCCAATAAACGAACTTGCAAAACAGTTTCCTTATTTGACTGAAAGCGATTTGGAAGAAATATTAAATAATAGATCTTATTATAGAAATAACAACAACAGTAGATATAATTCAGACAAAGAAGATAATAATAAAGTTCAAGTTTTATATTTTAATTACAAAACTTATATGAACGAAGTTTATAAAGTTAAAGAAACTGGTAGTGGCGCTGAAAAAATTATACCTAAAGACGACACGTTTGATCCACCTAAAGACATGGAAGGTGGTTTTTCAAAGCTACAAAGAAATATAGAAGTTTTATATGATGGTGCTTTAGTATTAGGAACTAATAAATTGCTTAGATGGGAAATGGCTGCTAATATGATTAGACCTAAAAGTGATTATACTAAAGTTAAAATGAATTACGCTATAGTAGCTCCTCGTATGTATAACGGTAAAATAGAAAGTTTAGTTAGAAGAATAACTGGTTTTGCTGATATGATACAACTTACTCATTTAAAATTACAGCAGGTTATGGCACGTATGGTGCCTGATGGCGTTTATTTAGACGCTGATGGTTTAGCTGAAATAGATTTAGGTAATGGTACAAATTATAATCCACAAGAAGCTTTAAATATGTTTTTCCAAACAGGTAGTGTTATTGGTAGATCGTTTACAAGTGAAGGTGATATTAATCCTGGTAAAGTGCCTATTCAAGAAATTACGTCTGGATCTGGTGGTAACAAGTTACAAGCTTTAATTGGTACATATAATTATTACTTACAAATGATAAGAGATACTACTGGGTTAAACGAAGCTAGAGACGGTAGTATGCCAGATAAAAACGCTTTAGTAGGCGTGCAAAAACTAGCAGCAGCAAATTCAAATACAGCTACAAGACACGTTTTACAAGCCGGTTTATTTTTAACTTCTGAAGCGGCAGAATGTTTGTCACTTAGAATATCTGATGTTTTAGAATATTCGCCAACTAAAGATGCTTTTATCCACGCTATAGGCTCTCATAATGTAGCTACATTAGAAGAAATATCTAGTCTACATTTATACGACTTTGGTATATTTATAGAATTACAACCAGATGAAGAAGAAAAAGCCATGCTTGAAAATAATATTCAAATGGCTTTACAACAAAAAAATATAGAACTAGAGGATGCTATAGATATTAGAGAAATTAAAAATATCAAACTAGCAAATCAACTTTTAAAAATAAGAAGAAAGAAAAAGCAAGATGCAGATAGAAGATTACAAATGCAAAACATACAAGCTCAATCTCAAGCCAACGCTCAGGCTTCTCAACAAGCCGCTCAAGTAGAAATACAAAAAAATCAAGCTATGTCTGAATCAAAAGCTCAGTTAGCACAAGTGCAAGCGCAAATAGATATGCAGAAAATGCAACAAGAAGTTGAAGCTAAAAAAGAATTAATGGAGTTAGAGTTTCAATACAATATGAAACTTAAAGGTATTGAAGTTGATGGTATGAAAAACAGAGAAAAACAAAAAGAAGATAGAAAAGATGAAAGAACAAAAATTCAAGCCTCACAACAATCAGAGCTTATTGATCAAAGAAAAACAGGTAAACCACCTAAAAACTTTGAATCAGCAGGTAATGATATTATAGGTGGAGGTTTTGATTTAGAGGCTTTTGAGCCTAAATAAAAATTTATTAACTATTATTATATTATATTATGGAAGAAAACAAAGAAAATGTAGTTGAAGAAACTACACAAGACAGCGTTACTAAAGTTAAAGTTGAAGAACCAAAACAAGAAGATAACGTTATTAAAGTAAACTTAGATAAACCAGTAGAACCAAAAGAAGATGAAAACAAAGAAGTTACAGAAAGTAACACTGACGACACAGGAGTGGTTGGAAGCGATGAAAACACCGACACCACACAAGAACAAGAAGAAGTACAACCGGAAGCAAAAGCACAGGAAACTACAGTATTAGAAGAAGTTACTGAAGAAGAGCCTGTTGAAACTACAGTTGAAGAAGTACAAGAAGCTGTAGCTGAAGCTGAAGCTACCGGTAAACCGTTACCAGAAAATATCCAAAAACTTATGGATTTTATGGAAGAAACTGGTGGTGATATACAAGATTACGCAAGATTAAATCAAGATATAAGTAAGTTAGATGACAATAGCGTTTTATATGAATATTATAAACAAACTAAACCTCATTTAACTACAGATGAAATAAACTTCCTTATGGAAGATTCTTTTTCTTACGATGAAGAAGTTGACGAAGAAAGAGATATTAAAAGAAAAAAACTAGCATTAAAAGAGCAAGTTGCCAGTGCTAGGTCCTACTTAGACGGGCAAAAGTCTAAATACTATGAAGAAATCAAGGCTGGGTCAAAGTTGACTCCGGAACAACAAAAAGCTGTTGATTTTTTTAATAGATACAACAAAGAATCAGAAGTTACAAAAAAGACTGTAGAAAATAACACTAAAATATTTGAACAAAAAACAAATAATCTTTTTAACAACAAATTCAAAGGTTTTGAATATAATGTTGGTGATAAAAAGTTTAGGTTTAATGTAAAAGATGTTGATAACGTTAAAAAAATACAAAGCGATTCTAATAATTTTATGACAAAGTTTGTCGATAAAAACCTCGCTTTAACAGATGCTAAAGGGTATCATAAGTCTTTATTTACAGCTATGAACGCTGATGCTGTTGCTAAACATTTTTATGAACAAGGTAAAGCAGACGCTTTAAAACAAAGTGTTGCTAAGTCTAAAAACATAAATATGGATCCACGTCAATCTCAAGGAACTATTGAGACTGGTGGAGTTAAGGTAAAAGTATTAGGTAGTAATTCTTCTGATTTTAAGTTTAAAATTAAAAACAATAAATAACAATTTAAAATTATTACAAAATGGCAATTACAAATGGAAGTAGTTTAAACAGTGTGCCTGCTACAGTACAGCAAGCTACTGCTTCAAACTATCTAGATCTTTCATCTGCGTCAAACGCAGGTTGGGGACAACAATACGTGCCAGACTTGATGGAAAAAGAAGCTGAGGTTTTCGGACCTAGAACAATTTCTGGTTTCCTTGCTCAAGTTGGTGCAGAAGAGGCTATGACTGCTGATCAAGTAGTTTGGTCTGAACAAGGTAGATTACACTTATCTTATAAAGGTAAGACTGCGTCTACTACAACTTTATTAATTCAAGGCGATATTGACGAAGCTTATTATCATGCTTCTGGTATATCTACAACTTCAGGATCTCCTAGTCAAGCACATGGTGTTAGAGTAAATGATACTGTTATTATAGCAAACTCTGTTGAGGTTGTTAAAGCGGTTGTTACTGTTGTAAACGGTGATACAATTACTATTGCTCCTTATGGCGCAACTACTATTACTCACGGTACTGGTACTAACGCTAATAAAGACTGTAGAATACTAGTTTATGGTAATGAATATGGAAAAGGTCAGTCTTACAACGTTGAAGCTGGAAACGCTGCTACAGATAGACATCAGTCTAATGAGCCTAGTTTTCAAACTTTTACTAATAAGCCTATTATCTTGAAAGACTACTACGAAGTAAACGGTTCTGACGCTTCAAGAATTGGTTGGATCGAAGTTTCTGCTGAAAATGGTCAATCAGGTTACTTATGGTACTTAAAAGCTGAAGCTGATACTAGATCTCGTTTTAACGATTATTTAGAAATGGCTATGCTAGAAGGTATTGATAGTGGAAGTTCTGATTCTACAAACGCTGATGCTTTAATTGGTAGTAACGGTGATAAAGTTGGTACGCAAGGTTTATTTGACGCTGTAACTGTTAGAGGTAATGTTACTTCTGGTGTTACTGGTGTTAACGCTGCTACTGATTTAGCTGAGTTTGATGCAATACTTGCTGAGTTTGATAAGCAAGGTGCTATTGAAGAGTACATGATGTTTGTTAACAGGTCAACTAGTTTAGCTATTGATGATATGTTA